TTTGTCGATAGGGGTGTGAATTACGATGCTAGCCGACATAACGCCAGTACTCTAAACGCGAATAGATTTTCTCAAGGGTCTGGATGCTATGGTAACCGACGCTTCCTGGCTTGTCGTCAGACCCTAAACAGTGAAGGCATCGGCCGCCGGTGATCACGCCGACGTGTGCGGGTATTTCTCCCCTGAATGCCGCGAACACAACCCCGTCAGATGGCGCTGATTCCTTCAGCCAATAACCAGACTCTGCCTGCGCAAAGAAGCCATCAGCGATCGGCGTGGTGCCGTCTGAGTACCCTGGCACAATAGGGATATCGATATCGTGCACCTGCTTAAAATACCCGACGATCAGGCCCCAGCAATCCCAAGCATCAGGCCCCGATGCTCGGTTAACCCAAGGCATTCCAACCACCCTATTGACGAAATCAATTGCATTCATAGCGTTTCCAGCCCCGGAAAATCCTCATAGGTATAAACCCGACTGACGTCCTGATTGGTCGGGTTGTCGTCCTCTGCTGTGATGCCGGCATTGTTGCCGCTTAGGACGACAGATCCGCCGAACAGCTTGAATTTCTTTGCCGGCGCCGTCAGGTCATCGCTGAGGTAATACCGATAGATGACCTCGACCGAATCCATGAATCCGAAATCTTTTATCAGCTTAAGCTTATCCTTAACGTCACTGCCAACACGCCCGAGCTGAATGGTGATCAGTGCATTAGGCGTATCATCCTGAGCCGGGTCAGCAACCTCGAAATTCAGAGCGGAGAAAGTCACCGTCTGACCGGCGTCACGGTCAGCAGTAGCCTCGATGCCCAGTTGTTTATCTGTAAAATCCTTGACGAAGCGCAGTGTCCCCATTTGAGGGTGCCAGATCTCGATCGTTTTAAATCGGATTATCGCAATCGGCTTCTGGTTGAAGAACTGCTGAATCCTGACGTTTACCTCAGCCATTACGCCTCCGGCATCGATAGGTTGATCATTGTATCCAGTGCGTTCAACTGAGTCAGATCATCCTGGAATGTCTCCCAGTACCCCAGTACAAACTCAGGATCCGGTTGTGTGGTGAATTCCCTAATAACCACCTGCGCCTGATAGGTCATGACGCCACCGGCCTGCGACACCATCTGCGGCACACCGCCCTGCGTGAACCGGGCTGCCTCCTCTACGTCGCCCCACTCTGCCTCAAACGGGAAATTGAACTCGGCCAAGCCTTTGTCGGCATTCAGCGGATCATTGAACCATGAGAAGAAGACCAGGGATTCAGTTCTGTTAAACCTCAGCTGAAAATCGTAAACGATCGGCTCATCATCAGTAAACCGCTCAACGAACGGCGGGCCACCGGCTGGGTCCGCCTGCCTGAATGCCGACCCGATGTTGCGGCTCTTGCCCTGCTGGATGGCGTTCCGTAGCGTTGTCGGCCAGTTAACTGTCGCCATCAGATTGATTTCCTGGTCACATTGGTGGATTCGCCAAGGGCGCGGCTTACAGGCCCGTTACCGGTGCGGATATCAGAAACAATAGCGTCAATTGTAACCTCTGTGCCCTGCTGACGCACACCGGTAACCTCGAAGCTGGCACCGGGTGAGCTGTTCTGCACGTTGAAGTTGATGTTGATAGCCGGATCGCCGCCGCCCATGTCCTTATTGCTGATCACCTCGCCTCGGCTGCCGGGGATCAGGAACTGCCGGTTACCGTCGCTGAAAATCTCTGGCCGTCCATCCTCTGTCACCGGGAACGCTCGCCCGGGGCCGACCGGGCCGCCGTGGAGCTTGCCGCCGGCCAGTGCCAGGCCCTGAGAGAGAGCCACCGTTGAGGCGATACCAGCAGCAGCAGGGGCAGCGTTAGCGCCAAAGCTGGCCAGTGATGCCAGAGCAGCCGCCGGCGCCCATGCCGCAGCAGAGGCAGATCCAGCAGCAACAGCGGTCGCAGTGGCCGCTGCCGCCCCGGCAGTACCGATCGCTTGGTTGATCACCATCTGAGCGCCGACCTTAATCAGCGAGCTCAACATCTCGGTCAGGAATGACTTTGCGACACCACGCAGTGTTTGGCTCAGACTCTCCCCGTCAACAATTGCTCTGGCCAGCGTGTCACCAATCGAGTCGCCGACATCGAGCATATTGTTTGTCCATGCGTCCTTTAGGCTTAGTGAGGCGTTTGCCCCGGCCGCCGCGATGGCATCCAGACGCTCAACGGTTTGCTCTGTGATGCCGAGCTGCGCCGCTGTAGCAGTCGTGAATGCCTCTTGCCGCATCTTGTTGAGCGCGGCCAGCTTGGTCTGCTCCTGCTGCAATTCCTTGTCGTTTATGGCGCCGATCTGGCTTAGCAGTAGCTGAGCATTGCGCAACACAAGATCCTGCTGCAGCGCGCTGCCCTTCTCCGTCTCGGCTTGGATGATGTCGTTGCGTTCTTCGAACTGACGCTGTATGCGCTCTAGCGGCAAGTCTAGGGTGGCTTCCACCCCGGCAAGCTTCTGCTGACCTTTTATTATATTGGCCCGCTCTATAGCCTCGGCCCGGAGACCTTTTACAACGCTTTCCTGCGCTGACTGGCTTGTCTTCAGAGTGACAGTTGATTGAGCGTTAATTTGCTTAAGCGTGTTCTGTTCGAATATCAGCTCTCGATTTATATCCTCAAATTCTTTCTTTGCCGCTTCCGCCTGCTTTCTTAGCCCCGCGCCAATTTGGACGCCTCCAAGCGCATCCACCCTCTTTTTTGCTTTTGCTAGCTGCTGTTCAAGCTCAGAAACACGCTCTGAAGACTTGAAGGCGGCGTCTGTCAGTTCGAATAGAGCGAGGCTAGCAAGTGACTTCCTCAACTCCTGGGCCTCGTCGCTCAGCTTCTTCATTCCATCACTGCTATCGAATAGGCCCGGAACAAGAGCAGTAGTAAGCGCACCAGACACAGCCAGCACAGCGCCAATTATCGCGCCACCAGGTCCAAACGCACCCGCAAGTTGAGAGCCCTGCTGAGTGATGGCCACTATGGCATTTTGTCCGCCCTGAAGTTGTACCGCCAAATCCTGAATCTGGAAGCCTAGTTGACCGGTGACCCCCCGCATTGCCTTGAAGTTTTTAGTGGTCTTTTTGGCCGACTCCCCGACTTTCGCAACCCCGGCCCTTGTTCTTTGTACCTCTGGTGTAAACGTCGCGAAACCCGCCCTTATGTCACGCACCCCTCTGTTGAAAAGAGTTGTTCTGAGTCTGGCGTTTTGGACTGATTGCCCGTAGGCATTTGTTTTAGCGATAACAGACGTAATCTTTTGCTCTGACTGTCCAAAAGCTGACGTGCCAGCTATTATTTGCTGGTTGACTCCTTTTATCGCTGCTGATAAAGGGCTAACCGTTGCCGACAGCCTAACAACCTCGCCCTTTAGAGACGCCGCGTTCCTTCCTGTTTTTCTAAGTCCTTTAGATAATTTGTCAGATGATTTATCGACCTTATTGAGATCGTCAGCCATCCTTCCGGCTGACTTATCAACGACCTTCTCAGCCTCAAGCAGCGGCCGAGTGTTCGCATCAACCGTATACGTTATCTCGCCGACATTAGCGACCATTCTGCTTGCCCTCTATCGATTCGATCAGCGCCCGGTGTTCCTCAGCTGTCGGGTATTCCTCTTTTTCTGCGTCTGGGAACTTGGCACGCATTGCCTGCTGAAATTCCACCATGGTCAGCCGCCATGCCTCGTCGAACGATATGCCCAGATGAGCCACCGCCGCGCCCACGTATTCCGCCGGGTCGAAATTACCAGAGGGACCGCCGCGCTTAACCTTGGATGGCTTGCCTATCATGCCGCTATACAGCAGCTTTGATCCGAGCACTTGGACATCGCGCAGAGGGATAGCGCCCGCAACGTACCGCAGAGAGCCGCGTACGTCCTTTAAGTGTCCGACTACACCAGACGGGTCACGGTCGCAGCACTCATGGAGTGCATAAAGCGCAGCAATGAATCCGCGTTTTGTCGGGGCGTGAGAGTCAGCGTATAAATCAGGCAGCTCGCCCGGTGTTCCCAGTGCCGCCATCGCAAAAAAAGAGGGGCGGAAAACATAGTCCTCGGCCCCTACAGAAACGCCGACCTCTCCCGCGTAGGGATTGGCCTGTGACATTTACAGCTCCAGAAGTGACGCCTCGATGCCAGTGCCGCCAGTTACCGTGATGGTGCCCTTGAGGAATTCTCGAACAGTACCGAGCCGCACAACCACCTTGGCACCGATCCCGATCAGTGCCGTCACGAAGCCGCCAGAAACATCGACCGCCCCGACGCCGTCGACATCAACAGTCGTGCCGCCATCGCCATCGATGGTTACCGTCAAAGCACCGCCAGTCACGTTGTCCAGGATCAGAAGAGGGCCTTTTTGTGAGTCAAACACAAAAGTATCCGACGCACCCAGCGTGGTCACTGTCATCACCGTATCGCCGTCGCCGACCGTTGTTGCTGTGATTGCTGCCATGATCTAGCGTCCTTATGCGAAGGTTGTGGTTACGGCGCCGTTAGACGGGGCCTCAAGCGACCAAGTGGAACCGTCATCATATGGCGCAGTGATGCGGAACGATGTGAACAGGACCGGCACGTCGTAAGTCTTTGAGCCACCCTTAGATGGCCGAACGATGCGCAGCCAGCCGCACGGCTGATCGTTGACCGGCGCGATGATGTAGTCCTCCAACTCGTCCTGGTTCTTAATCTCTTCCTCGCGGGCGATGCCGTCGAGTGAGATATTGAACGTCTTGAACGTAACTAGATTCTCCTTCAGCTGGTTCGGGGAGTCATCCGCGGTAACGTCGACAGTATCCCACTCTGGGCCAAACTCTTTACCACGCACAGCACCCAGACGTTTGAAATCGTTGGGAACCACGGTTGTTGATTGGTTAAGACTGAAAGACACGATTACATCGCGCCCAACAAAAGCTCCGCCTGTTGCCATTATTCGTCACCTCTTGATTCTAAAGCCCGGATATTCAACTCGAACACAGGGCGGTCATTTTCTAGGAATATTGGGCCGATTATATCAGTTAACAGTTGAAACTGCATGATGCCGCCAGAGCTGTGATTTTGTAGCAGGAACGACTCAATAGCGATGGCGTCGGCCTCAATATCCTGGGCCTCGTTAAACCCGCCCACCAGAAGAACACGCAGGTCTGGCCGACCTATCGCGGGATCGACAGCACCGCCCCCTTCTCGCCTGATCACCGCATGCCTGCCTCCGGCGGCAATATCCGAGTCATACCATCGATTAAACCGGAAAGTGTAGCCGGCGAACAAATTAGCGCTGTCAAGATGGGTGCGGAGTTCTTCGGATGGAGTGGCCATCAGACTTTATACTCCCTGGTGATGATATTTATAATCTCCGATAGACCGTCTCGCTCGAATCCTTTTTGTAGGAACAGTGCTTCAGCAGCGGCCTTCTGCCAGCTCTTCTCGCCACCGTTATGGACGAACACCGCGTATGCCGCGGTGTAGCCAACTTGGCCGATCCATCCGTTGGTGTCCTGCTCTGTCCGCCTAAATTGCGAGTTGATCAGATTAGCGGTATCGACCGGGGTTATCCTGGCCGCCGCAGCCGCCCCGGTGATCAGAACCTTGGTTAGCGTCCGCTCTGATATATTGCCAGCGATGTTGCCAACCAGCTTTTTGAAGTTGCGACTGACCTCTTTGGCGCCTTTAACGGGCACGGACCTTCACCCCTCCGACATAAAACGTAGCAGCCGCCGACATCACGCGCGTAAACTGTTCCTTATCGGGCTCCACTCGGTATCCAATCGACCACATCACAAACATGAACCAATGAAGCGCAGGCACATAAAGGTGGCGGAACCACCATGCAAGCTTGAGCTCAACAGTTGTGTGATTATTTGCCATGCGTCACCCCGTTAAAACAACAACATCCTCAGTCCATCCGAACGCCGAATTATCGAATTCCTGCACTGTCCGGATGATCTCGCTATCAATGGTCGTTGGATCAGGTGCCGCTGACTGATCCCCGATCGCGATATAGTCGCCGCGTTTGATCACTCCGGATGCCACGGTCGGCCAGAAGGTGGTGCGCGGCACGAACTCAACGCCATCGTCATCTTTTGCCGTCCTGCCGCCGGATTTCCATGTGGTCTGGTAGATCACTGGGGTGCTAAAGGTCGGCTTACCGTATGCGTCTCGGCTGGCGATGGTCCAGACGGTTGCCTGCGCTGCTGCGAATGAGTCGGTTAGGGAGGACATTAATCGCCCCACTCTTCGTCAGTAGGTTGAGCGCCTTCTTTCCTGAATCGCTTATTCATCTTTCGCTTAACCATCTTCCAGACTCCAGGGCGGCGATTCAGATAACCTCTTTTCCGCCAGCTGCTGACACAATCGAATTCGTCACCGCCTTTCACAGCCTGTTTCATCAAATAGCCCTCAAAAACGGCCCCGGACCTGCCGCCGTAATAACCCCCAGCACGCAGCCGCTCTTGTCGATAGTCTGCAGCATGCGGCCCCAGTTGGTATCAAGGCTATTGGTATCCTTATACGACCTGCTGGCACCGCTGGGTGACTTCTCAGCTGACACGTTGCCACGCTGCTGCTGCTCGATCATGTAGCAGACGCCTGCGGTCTTTACCGCCTTTTGCAGCGCCGGATCTGTCACGTTTTGATCGAGGCAAACATCTGCCTGATCAACGCACGCGATCAGCCCGTTGATAAACCCATCTGTCAGTGAGTTCGGACATTCTGCCCGGACATCCGCAACCGTGATTGTCTCAGCCATCGTTGAAATCCTTGAATTTAAGCCGCAGCTCTTGGCGTCTGAGTTTCAGGCCCTGCCGGGTTAAGTGCAGACCGTAGCAGGTAATCATGAAGCCCAGGATGGTGAGCGTGTCCTGCGAATCCCAGCCGGCGAATATGTGATCAATGCCGAGCGAGTAAACCCGAGACAGAAAACCGCCATCATTTCCGGCCGCAGTTACCCCGGTCGCTCCCCCGCCGGCACCCGTCAATATCATCGCACTCTTGACAGAGTTTATGGGCTCCTGCAGGACTTGGATTATATCGCTGCTCAAGCTGCTCAACGTCTCGCCCCTGCTTTGCCATGATATAGCCGCGACGGATGACCCAAGCGGCGTAGATTATCAATCCAATGATTTGCCATATCGAGTCCAATTCTGGCCAGCTCCATCAGGTTACTGCTAAACAGCGCCAATATCTCCAACACCGTTAATACCTTGGCAATTATGCCGAAAAGATCATATGCCACATTGTACAACGGATAGAGAGAGTGCGCACCGAAACCGACGAGCGCCGACAGGATCATCATTGATGCATCGAGGACGGCCGCGGACAGGGCCAGATATATCACCGCGTCACGGCTGATCGATCGATCCATGCCGGACAGCAACCAGACCAGCGCCAGGTCGATGTGCATCAGGGTGAAATAGAATCCTGGCCCAGCCGACTCAAACAGCATACCCACCGATGATTCGATAGCGATGAATGACAGGACGATGAAGGGGATCATCAATGGTTGGCCTTTTTGGTGACTATCGAGTCAATGCCCTTGCCGACTTGGCGAAGTCCTGCATAGGCAAACGGAAGAGTCAGCAGCAGGCCCAATGTCATCTCGTTTGGACTATCTGTGAAAGCATAGCCGATGCCAGCCGCTAAGCTGATCCAGCTCTGCCCAGGTCGCGTCCATCTAACAAAACGATCCTGCGCCTTGTCGCCCGCCTGTATTGTCGCCTGAGTCGTGGCGTGCTCGTGCTGTTTGTCCTGCAGATCCATCTCTGTCATCTTGGCGATGTGCTGCCTGATGGACTGCTCCTCCTGGTTGGCCAACTCCTTGAGCCGGATCATCGTCGAGGGGTCGCTCTGAAGCGCCGCTAGAGCCTTTACCGGATCATCAGTACCAGTGGCGCTACTGACAAGAGAAACGCCCGCAGCGATAGCACCACGCAGGTTCCCGGTAAGCAATGAACCAACCAGCCCAGCCCCTGTGCCTGCGTTCTCCTTGATCCAGTCGCCTACGTCGCCCCAGCTCATCGCTTCAGCCTCTTGTCATCAGGATGCTGCGGGATCTCAAGTCGCGGTGGTTGTTGCCCGAATCCGCCGACGTTATCCTTGGGCTTCTTTTTCTTATCCGACTTTATTTCGTGTGCCATGTTGACCTCCGGTTTTGTAAAGTCTAACATATCACAACCAGAATCTAAAACAGGTTACTCAGATGAAAGAATTATCGCATATCGGCCTTCTTGGGCTGAAGGCAAAGGATGTTGTGACAGGGTTTAGCGGCGTTGTTTCGTCTGTTAGTTTCGACTTGTATGGATGCGTTCAGGCGGTAATTTCGCCAGGAACAGATAAGGATGGTCAAATGCAGCGTGGCGAATGGTTTGATGTGGCACGCATCGAAATCACTGACGCTAGACCAGTGATGGAAGTCCCTGATTTTTCACAGGGCTATATTGCAAAAGGCAGAAAAGGGTGTTCAGATAAGCCTCTGCCTTAATTAAATCACCACCGTGACTGCTCGGCAAGCATGAAGCGTCAGGAGGATGCCTCCCATCCAGAGTTCCGCGCAGGCATGTGAATAAACAGTAAGCCAAATGAGGTTCATTTTGCCGGTAGCCGTGCCGGTGGCGACAGAGCGGTGATCATGAGGGCTGTAGTTGTGGGATTTTTTGCCTTGGTATTCTAACCAGTATCACTGCCTACAGCTGCAGCCTTTGTTCTGTCCATGCAATAGCACCATAAGGCCGCCGGATGGAGTAACCGGCAACTATAACTAGTCTGTATATGTGGTGGTGTTAGTAACGGGCACTGGGTATGTCATGAGTGGAGCACTCAGCAAATCCTAGATTCGTCCTCCGGTGCGCTCTCAACCGGACTAGCACCCCTTCATATACAGATTACACAATACCGGGGTAGCTCAATTGGTAAGGGTTGCTAATAGCGAAAGATGCGGGGATACCTGCTGAGTAGCTGGCAACTGAGCAGCAGGCACTTAACCTGAAGGCTGCTGGTTCGAATCCAGCCCCCGGCACCATCAACTCTGCAACTCATGACCTTGCGCTGTCAGATGAAAGCGCGTGTTGCCGCCTCTCAGGTCGTCTTGAATAACGATCTGAAGTTCTTCGCCCAGGCCGCCGTCTAATCTCACCACCACGCCATTTTCGTGTTGCCCACCCCACCGCTTTGTCGCGGTGAATCCTGTCAGGGTGTTGCCCGTCTTCGGCGCCAAAAAGAACGGCGGTGCGGCCTGCTCTATAAAGTCGCTGTTTGACTTAAAATTAAATAAATTTCGGAACGTCCCGTCGGGATTCTTGACGCGCAAAACCGCGCCGTTTAAGAGCGCCACCTCTGACCCGAAAGTTGTGAAATCCATCGGGGAATTAGTGGCCCCCCGAATTTCGATGGTTACGCTAACCATATCGCCAGATTGCGCTGGCAATGGCAGAATACTGAATATCTCGGGGGTTACTGAGCCATCCACAAGTAAGTTTCTGGTCGAACGCAATGCCAGGGAAGCCGCCACGGTATAGATACGGTTGACGGGCTGATCGAGTGTTATTGTATTGCCTACTACCGGGTCGCCTTCTGCAGCGAGGTCGAGGGGGTCTATCACTTCAGCCTGTAAGAAATTAGTTGTCCCGGTCTCGGCCAATTCGATTATTTCCCCGAATAGCGTGCCGTGCCCCGCCGTCAAATCGATAGTTCGGTCGTCGATCGCGGTATCAGATGCCAGCGTGATGGCCGTGCGCGCCTGCAGAAACGGGACGGACAACACCGTCGTAGTCTGATCCTGCACAAATACGCCAAGCGCCGTGTTACCGCGATCGCTAGTCTCAAACGACCGTAAAAACTCGGCCTCTACTTTGGATGGGTACGGCATCAGTCATGCCTCCACATTACGGCCCTGAAGTGGGTGGCACCGGCTACCCCGGCCAGAGTAACCTTGGCCCTTGTCATGGCGCCCATAAATCGAGGCGGCGTGTATACGGCATCCCCTGCCTGCACATCGGCGGCGTTAACCACCTCATCGGCAGAGCTGGTCAGAAACACGCTGCCAAGCGGCGATCCCCTGGCGACGATTGTGCCGGCTGTCGGTGTAACCGGTGTCTGCGCCAGAGCGTCGCTGAAGAACTCGATATAGAACTGACCGTCTTCATAGCCGAGTTCCATTGTGTCGGTGAAAAAGTCGGCGTCAGCCACTGGGATAATCGTGTTGCCGTCGCCGGCTTTGAAGTAATAGGGGTTTGCCATGTATTTCCTCCGTTGTCCAATGATACCACCTTATGAGCAGGCGATAAAAAGCCCGCGTTGTGCGGGCTTCTGTATTACTAATCAAGAACGAATTAGTATGTCGTTAGTAGTTATTCAACTTCGCCAACCAACCTCATCAGCTCCATCGGCAGATCCATTAGAGTACCAGCTTACGCCCTCATCTTCCGGCCAGTTATGGGGTTTATCAGACATAACCACAACCGCTTCCGGTTGAGATTTGATACATCGACACGTTGTTACCTTGTTATCGGTAACCTTTGCCCCGATCACATCGCCGGACCCAGAGCCAATGGAATAGACGGGCGCAAACCCTTCGTAATCCTCAGCAGCAGTCGCCGGTAGCGTGAACATAACAGCCGTTGCCGCCAAGAGGCAAAACAAGATTGCTTTCATGCGTTCTCCTTTTATTAGCTAACCAATCGATTGATTTAACAAGAACCCTGATTAAAGCATACCGTTCACAGAAACTCAAACTGTCAAGCAACAAAAAGGGGACCGAAGCCCCCTTTCATCCGTTCGCCCGTGTTACTTCGGGGTTGCGTTTTCCAGCTTCTTTTCGTTGTCCGGCTTGGTAAGCTCTGCCAGCATGGCGTCCTTCTCTGCCAGCTCGGCTGTGAGCTTCTCGATCAACGCAGACTGATCATCTGCAGGCGCTGCCTCGCGCTTGCCTCCGATATCCTCAACCTTGCCGGTCCAGGCCGGCGGCATCCCGCCCGCCTTATAAGACAGCTCCTCGCCAATCTCGCACTCGCGCAGGAGGTTTGAGTTTTTGCCGTCTTGCTTCAGAAACAAATTGCGCGCGATAACGCGACATTTAACCATGTTACCCATGTCGATTCCTCAAAGGAGGGGCCGAAGCCCCTATCCGTTATCGTTAGCCCGTGGCGTACAGAACGCCGGTGCGACCGTCAAAGTCCGTTTTGATCTCCAAGCCCATCGCAGACCAGGTGATGAAGTTGTGGTTGTCCATGGGGTTGTTACGCACAACCGGAATGGTGTTAACCGCCATGCCGGTCAGTGGCCGGATGAACTGGTTGTTCAGCACCATACCGATGATTTGGTTGCCGATCAGCTTGGCCGATTCCTTGATATCAGCGACGCCATTCAGGTTCTTCAGGTCAGCCAGGATGGTACCAAAGCCCTTGTCGTTATCGCTGTACCAGCGCTCAAGGTTGCTCATGATCTCGCGAGAGACGTAGAACGTTACCGGCATCGTGGCGTTGTTGGTGATCCGCAGCGTGTCACGCACCTGGATGAACTTGTCACGGGCCACCGCACCGGTCAGAGCCGAGCTGGTAAAGTCAACGTTCAGGCCACCACCGCCCAAGTCAACCGAAGCCACCCGAGAGTCATTCCGGATTCCGGTCCAAACAGTACCGTTGAAGACAACACCGGTGTCACCGTCCAGAATGAAATCCACGAACTTGCGGCGAACAGCCCGAACCGAGTTTTCCTGGTCATCGATCAGGCCGTCGAAGCCCTCGCTACGCTGGCCTTCCAGTTCACGCCATTGGCGACCGAAGCCGTCAGAGTGAACCGGCACAATCGACTTCTCGAACGTGTAGTTGGCCTTGTCGAGCGAGTTAGGCACCTGGCCGCTGATGGTGGTGATCGCGTTGCCGCTGTCACTCGCCTGGCGGTGCTGGTGCTCGATCTTGCCGACATGAAGCGACTTGGCCAACGGAAACAGATCGTTCAGGATCACGTCGCCCTCGTCGTTCCGCATGATCTTTTTGGTGATGTTATCGAACTCGCGATAGACATCTTGCGGAATGATTGCCGCGGCGTTCACTGCCAACCCCTGCATCATCGCCAGATGCCGCTCGAAGTTGTCGAACGTGTTGCGCTGGTTCAGCACAACTTGATGCTGATCGGCGAGATTGCGGTTATTTGCAACAAGGCCTTTATCGAAATAATACATTGTCAGCCCCTTACTTGAATTTAACCGCGACCAGAGTCGTGGCAGTGGTTGTAATGATCTCGTCGGCGTAACACAGGACGTCATCCGTCGCGGGCGTCGCGATATCAAGCAGCCCGGTGCCGGTACTGGTCAGCGGCTTATCCAGGACATCGATTGTCTGGCCGGTCGCCACCAGCATGTTGTAGCGCTCCCCGGGGCGAGGCTCGAAGCCTTGGCCGGTATCGCCGAGCGCGACGTTTGTGGTTACCGGCAGCTGCAGCAAGGTGTTAGCGTCGAGGATATAAAGCTGCTCCTCAGCGCCGCCGTTTGCAGTCGCGTGTACAGCGAACTTGCCGTTGGCGTCTTTGATCATCAGCGAGCCAGGCGCGATTGCTGCCACCAAAACCGCTTCATCAAGGATGGGCTTATTGATCTCCGCCGACCCCCGGAAAATTACGTTCTTAGCCATGACTATTCGTCTCCATCCGGCAGGGTTGATTCGGCTTTCTTATCGACCTGCTTATAATGCGAATTCAGGCTCATGCTGGTCTGGCAGTTGGCCGCCATGGTGGCGATCGCTGCGTCGGGCATGGTAGCCAGGGCGTCTTTATCGAACTCGGCATACTTGGCCGAATTGACGATGGTTTCGATCTGCTCCTCTTTCTGTCGGGCAGGGCCGGCGTCCAGACGGGTATTGATAGCAGCAATCTGCTCTGTCATAGGCTTGAGCAGATCAGCGATGGTGTCGGTCAACGACGGTCCTTCATCCTTTCCAGCATCCGCTTGCAGCTCATTGTAGGCAGCAAACAGGGCGTCGTCATCGAGGCCTTCTGTCGGCTTGCCTGCCGCATTCAGCGCGGCGAGGATTTTATCTTTCATGATGTCGGTATCTCCACCATCGTTGGGTTTATTGGTTGAATCGTTCTGATTATAACTTGAATCGTTAGTGAGCGCACACTTCACGGCATTTAGCACGCGGGCAATAAAGCCGGCATTGTTCTGCTGCGCCTTTTCGAGCAGGTCATCCACCCGGGCGCCGATGCGTTCTTTGTCTGATTCGGAAAGATCGACACCGCCCCGGGCGCCGCCCAAGACTGCCTTGATTGCCCGTAGAGCTGCCGGGATTGTGCGAGGCTCGCCGTCGATGATGTCAACAAACGGCAGTTTGTAGGCGTCGAACTTATCAGCGCGTGACTCGTCGAAGAACATGAATCCCTGCCGATAACGGTCGCCGGGGTTCTCCTGGCTATCGGTATGCTCGCGCCACCGGACATCTGCCGCGTCTGCGTCCCACTTCGGATCCCCTTCAGCGATCGGGAACGAGCCGGCCGCCGTCTTGTTTGCCTCCAGGGTCGATGTGATCAGCTCGATCTTGTCGCCGTTTGCCGCATTGGCGAACAGGCCTACCCCTTGGTCTGAGGTTTTGGCGCCAGGGCATTCCAGAAGCAGGGCAGAGTGATCAAGGTTCAGCTCGCTGGCGATCGCCTGGAACTCCTCGCCGTTAGACGCGGTACCCGGCTCCTCAATGCGACGCAGGAAGAATCCGGTGGAGATATCGACAGGCTGCTGTGTTTCGATCCGTTTCAATAGCTCGCGGCCACGGTCAGACCGGAAAGCCACTTC